TGGTAACGCCAGTCGATCTCGTCAAGCTCGAAGAGGTTTGGCATATCCAGCGCCCGAAGGGGTCCGAGTGGCGCAGCGTACTTCTTGATGAACTCCTTAACCCGGAGGTCGTGGTTGCCCTCAAGCCACACGAGATCAGCGGCTGGGACAGCCTCCCGGAGGGGTACCAGGACGTCTTCCCTGAAGCCGTCTATGTGGTCCTGTAGGGTCTGCTCGTACTCAAGGGCGGTATCCTTGGCCCAGCGACTGACGGTAGGGAAGTCGATGCCGTCGCCGATCTGGACGATGCGGTCCGGCTGGGCGTCCCGCGCCACCTTGATCAGCTTCTTAAGTGCAAGCTCATCATGAAACGGGTATTGCACATCCGGGATGACCAGGGTAGTCTTAGCCTTCATAACACCATCGTACCATGTCAAGCGGTCATCTAGAGGTGTGACGTAGGTCACAGAAACTACCTGAAATTTTTCTGGAGATCCCGGAATACAGCCCCCCTCGGGGCTGTTGATATGAGTAACCATGGCAGACAGTCAGCACACCAACAGCTCAACGCCCCCTTAGGGGGCGTTGGTTGGCTGAAGTTCTGAACTTCTGACCATGTTAGACAGGAGGAACATGAGGGAGCGGGCCGAACAGATCGGAACCAAGTGGAACCGAGACATCTTCGATCGCACCACAGATGGTCTCGCCTTGGTGCGAGACCTTGACTGGGAGTACACAGCCAAGCTGGCTCGTCCGGTCTACGACCGATGGGCGGGGATGAGCAGGGAGTACGTGTGGACCGATGACGCCGCCTGTAGCGGCGTCAATCCCGAGACGTTCCAAGTGTCTCAAGCCAGCGACCCTGGACTCGAAGGCATCGGTACGCACGAGCTGCGCAAGTTCAATGAGCAGAAGATGCAGACTGCCAAGCAGTACTGCGACACCTGCCCTGTCAAGAAGACCTGCCTCAAGAACGCAGAACCGAGTGATCTCTACTGGTCCATGCGTGGCGGTGAGATGCCGCTGATGCTCACCCCGCTAGATGGTGGCGGTCGGCGCAAGCCGCCGCCCTTCCCGCTGGAGGACTACATAGACTGGGCATGCAAGAAGCATGGCCGGGGTGCGGTGATGTACCGCAAGTACAAGGATGGTTCACGTCCGTACTGCGGCACCTGCTCCAAGCACTGATAGACTGGGAGGTATGGCACTGGACTACATCAGCTACTCTCAGTACAAGTCATACTCGTGCCCCCGCAACTGGTACCTGAGCAAGATCCGCAATGCGGAATCACGTCAGACGTGGTACATTCCAGTGGGCACGGTGGTACACGACGGGATCGAGGCTCACCTCAAGGGTGAGCCGTTCGATCTCACCCAGAAGTTCTACGATCTCGTGGCCAAGCAGATGCAGATCGAACCTGATCTCTCCCGCTGGCTGGCAGGCGGCCCGAAGGACGCCCCTGTCATCGAAGGAAAGGCGCTACAGCTTGCCAAGGACTGCTACGAGAAGGCTCTGGAGGAGCTGGACCAGGTGGATGTCTGGGAGGTTGAGTACGAGGCGACAGGACGACTTCCATCCCTGGAAGTTCCCGTCGTGGCTTTCGTCGACATCCTCGGAGAGCACAAGAAGCAGGGGCCGGTGATCATCGACTGGAAGACTGGCAGCACCAAGCCTGACAACTTCCAGCTTGAGACGTACGCCGCCCTGCTCAAGGTGAATCCTAGGTTCGAGGTGAGCAATGGGTTCAAGGGTCGGTATGTCATGCTGGCGCCGAACAAGCCGAACACTCGATACGTCGACCTCTCGAAGGTCGACCCCGCCGAGGTTGGCAAGAAGTATCAGAAGGTGTACGATCGCATGAGGGCCAAGCACTATGAGGCTAACGCAGGGTTCGACTGCAAGTTCTGCTTCAACCAGGACAACTGTCTGGTCAACGCAGGCATGACGCAGCGGGCCGTCTACTACGACCGGAGTGAGGAAGATGGGCTCCCGTACTGACGACGAGTACTGGAACCAGAAGTACGACGAGTTCCCCGAGTGTGAGATCCACGGAGACACCCAGTACTACGAGCCGGAATCCGGCGAGTACGAATGCTACGAGTGCATCGATGAGGAGGACATGCAGGATGGCTGAGATCGAGTTCCTGCTCCCGACCGTCCAGTACGGTAACGTCAAGGTCAGGGCCACGCCCGAGGAGCTGGGCATCGATAGTGTGCAGGATGCGGGTGCGCTCGGCGTGGCTGCCGCCGTCTACCTGAACCTCTTCACGCAGGGCTTCAAGGTCGGCACACAGATCGACGTGGACTACGAGGCTACACACGCCCCTGAGAGCGCCTCGGAAGAGGCGCCCCCTGGTGATCCCCAGGGGGCGGCCGAGAGGCTGGTAGACGGGCGCTCGCCGCGTACGGCGGACGAAGCCAACGAGATGGCCAAGCAGGTCATCGAGAACGAACTCGGCCCGACGACCGAGCTGCCTCACGACACACAGGGTGAGGCTCCATGGAACTCCACGGTTGACGCCAAGCCGAAGCCGTGGGAGACTGGGAAGGCAGCACCCACCAACGCTGTCAAGGTCGCTGAGATCGACTGGTAAATGGCATTCAAGCGAATGCCACGTACGCCCGCAGAGCGCGAGGCGGCGGACAGGAAACTCAAGGAGATACTGGACAACATGGCAACTCTGAATGATCTCTTCGGCGGTAACAACGGTGCTCCGTTCTACCCGCTCCAGCAGAAGGGTGACGCCGTCGTCGGCGTCATCACCGAGGAGCCGAAGACCGACGTTCCGGTCTACGACTTCAACACCAAGAAGCCGAAGTACTTCGTGGAGGTGACCCCCGGCACCTGGAAGGTGCTCCCGGAGGGGCAGTTCGACAAGGACTCCCAGAACCACCGGCCGGTCCACAAGATCGTGGTCACTCTCCAGACGGCCGAGGGCAAGACCTTCCGCATCGACTTCAACACGAAGCAGGAGCGGGAAGCGCTGAAGCAGGAGATGCAGGCGACGGGCCTCAACCTGGAGCCCGGCGTGACCATCGGTAAGCGCGTCATCGACCGACAGGGCAACAACAAGACCGTCGCGGTCAAGCTCGTCGCGGCTAGCTGAACAACAGGGTGGATGGTCGCAGGGCGGGTTCGACTCCCGCCCCACCCACGCGAGAAGGGAGATCGTCATCAAGACACTCGCGCGTACAGTGAAGCGTGGCGTCTCGGCAGGAGAACCTCTTCCTGACCCGTGGCCCATCTTTGCAGAGAAGAAGATGACTATCCGAAGGGGTAGCATCACCATGGTGGCCGGACCTCCCGGTTCCATGAAGACGGTCATGACCCTGAACGCCGTCAAGAACATGCAGGTACCTACTCTGTACCACTCGTCCGACAGTGACGACTTCACCATGGCGTCTCGGTCTCTCTCCATGCTGACCGGCACGCCCACTGATGAGACCGAGCTGTGGGTCATGGCTCAGAAGAGTCTGGCCTACGAGACACTGAAGGACATGGACTTCGTCCGGTGGTCGTTCAAGTCCAGCCCCACCCTCGAACACATGTGGCGTGAGGCTGAGGCATTCCGAGAGCTGAAGGGTGAGTACCCTCACCTGACGGTGATCGACATCATGATGGACATCGACTACGAAGGTGCCGGTGAGCAGAACTACTGGGCTCTCATGGCTGAGCTGAAGGACATGGCCCGTGAGCAAGAGACTGCTATCCTTGTCGTTCACCACACATCGGAAAGTGCGAAGGCTGGTAGCCCTCCACCTCGTAGCGCCATCATGGGTAAGGCCAATCAACTTCCGACGCTCATACTCACTTTGTGGGGTGACGCTCACGCTGGCACTCTGGACGTGGCTACCGTGAAGAACCGCTTCGGTCCGCAGGATGCCATGGCAAAGAAGTACTTCAAGATGAACGCAGCTCCCGCGATCTGCCTGATCGAGGAACGGGAGAATCCAGATCCACCTGGCGTCCTGTTCCAGGACGGCCAGTGGACCAGCGAGGAGGACAAGGTAGATGTCTGGGCTGGCCAGTTTGGCGGCGGAGACCAGCACTAGCACTGGCGCTGGCGGGATTGGGATCGTCGTCCTAGTCGGACTGATCCTGATCTTCGCTGGCTCTAGCGGAGGACGCGGTCGATGACCCGAGGACTCAAGAAGTTCTGCAAGGACTGCCCAGAGGGGAGCCGTCGACCGGCTCCCCATCCGGGGCCACGCTGCGCGACTCACCACAGAGCAGTCCAGAAGCAGCGTAGAGAGGCCGCTCACGGCCGATCAATCTACGAGCGGTACGGACTGACCAAGGAACAGTATGAGGCCCTGTATAAGGCACAGGGGGGCGTCTGCTACATATGCAGGAGAGCTACTGGACGCCGTAAGAAGCTGGCTGTCGACCACGACCACACGAGTGGGTTCGTGCGAGGCTTGCTTTGCTCTCCGTGCAACGGTATGCTCGCTCATGCCAGGGACAATGTTGAGATGTTCCACAGG